CCAAGCCCAAGCCCAAGCCCAAGCCCAAGCCCAAGCCCAAGCCCAAGCCGTAACAAAAAGCCCCTCCGTTTGGAGGGGCTTTTTTTATTTCGTCGGCTTACTGAGCATCATCACGCCCCCACCCGCGCCCATCAGCACAAAGAACACCATCGCGCAGATCGAAAGCGTTCCCACCTCCAGCGCCCCCATCAGCCACGCCCACCATAACACGAACACACTCCCCCAGCCCAGCGCGCAGACCATCGTTGAAATCTTCATACTTTTATTCCTCTCGGCGGCCTGAAAATCTCCTCGCCAGGGTCAATATAATCCTCGTCCTTTGGCTCCTCTTTCAGCGCCAACAGGTACACGTTTCTCAAAATCTCGTCAAAATCCTTGCGTTCCTTCTCCCCCAGCCCGTCAATGTATGACTTCAACGCGGGCCGTAGGATCATCCGCAAGGACGCGGCATACTCGTGCCCGTGCCCGTTCAAATAACCGATGGCCAGCAGCTCCGCCAACATCTGCGTACTCACCATGGCCGAAAGTTTACGTCCATACTGTGACTTTGGTCTGCCCATGTATCCGATAATATCACATACTAAAATTCCCGTCAACCTTGACAGAATCACCCGTTGGTTGTACACTCACCCCATGCAACCTTCCCAATACCGCGAACCTGGCTTTTGGATCACCGTCGCAATTCTCACCCTCGCCCTGGTCGGCCTCTTCCTACAGATCACCAGCGAACACCCTCCCCGCGTCGTCGGCGCCCAGATCGTCGCCCCCTCCTCCTCCCCCACGAACGCGACCCCCGCCACCCCCGAACCCTACGCGGGCGCCGCCTGGGAGCCCACCCCCTACTCCGCCGAGATCGAAAGCACCTGCCAGGCCACCTCCGTCTATGGCCGCCCCGATACGAGCGCCATCCCCCTCTACACCCTTCCCGAAAATTCCTACGTCGTCCCCCGCGAACACTTCAACGGATGGACCATGATCCAGCCCGCCCATTGGATCCAAACCTCAGCCCTCTGCGGAGATTAAAAATGTTAGTCAAATCCACAAATTCCGTATATGCCGCCGATTTGGGGTCTTATACGGAAAACGTCCGTATAAGACACAGTTAGCCGCCTTCGTGCGGAAAGGAGTATCAAAGTGAAAAAGTTAGTTTTGCTCATTGTTGTTTTTGTTGTCGCTCTTGGCTTGTCTAGTTGTGGTTCTCCAACTGGCGAATACACTGGCACAAGCGTAGAAAGATATATTGATAACGAAGCGGGCGTGGTGTGTTGGGTCTACACTGCCCCTTATCGTGGCGGGCTTGATTGTATGCCGCTAAACGAAACGCTTTTAGGCAAAGGCGGCGGCTAACATCGCGTGCACTGGACTTGCGCCAGCCGTCGCTCCTGAAAGTAATCAAGTTAGTGGCGCAAGCCAGTAACGCAAACCGTTAGGCTTCTGTCTTATGAACCAAGAAGAATTGCAAAAACTCGGCTGTAAAAAAATCAACTGGAATCCCGCTTGGGATGGCGGCTTCTTCGAGTGGTATGCTCCTGTCAAGGGTGATGGGCGCGGCTTGAAAGATAGCCGTCTGTCTGTGATTTTTGGAGAGCATCCAGACCATCCCGTTTTGGCTTGGCTCGTTTTGCCTGGCTATAAATTGGCATTGCCACACGTCACCACGATTGAGCAGTTTTGCCAAATGTATACCTTGCTAACGGGGCGAAGCCTAACAATGCGTGCAGGCGGACGCACCGCTGGGCGCGCGAAAAATCAGGGCAATGCGGAAGCGGTGCGCCGCTGACGCGAGCCGTTAGGTGGCTTCCTTGCAAAACAAAATTCGTGCTTATGTTGTCCTAGTCTCAAATCCACTTGAACTCGTTTGTTCAAAAAGGACTATTGTTTCTATTGACGAGCCAGATTTGAACAATAGTTTATTTATAAAAGTTGGGCAGCTTTACGGGATTCCAATTTATCAAATTGATCCAGAAAGGCTCCTTGCAAGCTTGGCAGAACCTAAATCGCCTTCAGCCTGTTTGACTGCAACCAATTCTCACGGACAAAAAATCCGTCCACGACCGACTGCCGTCCGGCAGTTGTAATCATCGGTACGCGGAAATCCCCATCAAAATTTGTAATCTTAAATACCCCATTTGGCGCGCCCGACACAGGCGCGCCAATTTTTTCAGGGTGGACAATCCGCGCCGTAAAAACAAGCCAATCTGGAAGCGTTCGCGCAAACTCCTCCGCGTTGTCTTTGGTGATATTAGCCGTCAGCCAGTCGTAGTCCAGATTCCAGACGCCCGTACACGGAAGCCGCTGACCGTCCTTCACGATGGTTTTATCCCGCCCGCTATAGCGGAAATGATTGCCCCCAGGCGTGACAATGCCGAGCAACTGGACAGGCCGCGCCTTCGGATTTTCGTTCAGCACCCACGAATGACGCGGCTCTTTCGGCGTGTTCCAAGCCACTTTGTTCGTGAACGCCCTGTCTGTTGTCGTCATGCGGCGAAAATAAAATTTTAGCGTGTCAAGAGACCATGCTGGATTACGGAGTTTATACAGGAACGCCCAAAGCCATTCGATACCCTCGGTCAAATACAACCTGTCATCAGGGTTTTGAAAGCGGCGAACTTCCGGCACCGACGGACGCGATGGCCAGTTGCGGGGATAGTACGGTTTGTCAGTGTATGGATAGCCTAGCGGGTCGTTTGCTTGATAATCATGCAGGCCGATGATGAGGTACTCACCCGTTTGGGGAGGTGGCGGCTGGACCGTCGGCCAGGTAATCACAACTTCAAGCGTCATTGTTGCGTCAACTCCACCGACCCAGAATACACCTTTCCGTCCTGGGCGGTCAATCGCACGTCGGCACGCGGGTTATTCGTAGAGATGATCGGCTCCACGCTTGCCCGCAAAACCCCGCCGTAATACGTGCAGACATACTCCGCGGGGCTTTCCGTCACGCGGATCCAGCGGTTCCCCGCCGCGTCCGTCGTCTCCCCGAGATTCGTCTCGAATATCGTATCAGTCGCAACAGTTCGTAGATACGTGCTCGAAGAAACAACGGGCGCGCTTCGAATGTTCGCGCCGTCTTTGTACACAATCGTCACTCTGTTCATTTTCACCTCCGGGGTGGGTGGTTCGGTCGCTTCATAACCGAAAAGGGCTTGCAACTCCGCAATTCCTCCGCGGAACACATTTCCATCAATGACCTTCTTCCCGTTCGTCACGCCATACGCCGGCGCGGGAAGCGTCCAACTATTCTGCCATATCTCCCACGACTTCCCCAACTTCGTCCACGCCGAAGGCGCCACAGGCTCATACGTCCCTGGACGCGCAAGCCACAGCGGGAACTGCGCGAAGAACGCCGTATTGAACCCATTGCTCAGGATGTAATCCAGCCGGCTATACAGGATGAATTTCTGCCCTGGGACGAGTTTCCAATACTCACGGATCACCGCCTCATGGTCTCCCCCCTGCGGGTTCGGGTATCCTGGCGTCTCCTCTGCATCCAAAGCGATAGTCCTGCCTGGATACTTCTTCATCACCTGATAATACTTCTGCGCCTGCGACGCAGCCGAAATATACTTCACAGGGTACGGCCACATATAGGGAATAGTCAACTCGTTCGAACCGTTTGCCCTTGCAAATTCCTCCTCAGCAAAACTCTGGATGATCGCCCCGTTCACCACCTTCAAAATGGCAAACACCATCCCGTTTCCGTGTGCCGTATCATATTGGATCGGCACGTGGATTCCACCGTCCCCCACCCAGTCATAATGCGAGTGGTCCGTCCCGTTCAGCGTCTCGCCCGTGGAGGCATTCAGCCGCAACACGTCCTGGACCGCCTGTTTTACGCCGTAAGTGATTCTCTCGGTAATTCTCATGGTCGTCCTATGGTCGTCCTATGGTGGCGTTTTCAAGAACACTGCCAGCGCAAACTGAAACGCCACATAGGAAACAATGGCAGAGATGATCAGCGCGGGCAGAACCTTATCCACAAAATAACGCACAAAAATTCGGAACCAATCTGTCCCGCCTTCCTGGGTCGTGGAATCTGCCTTTCGCATCTTCACGCGCTCTAGCATCGGTTCCACTCTCCCAATGATCTGGCGCATCTCATCCATCTTGCCAGAAAGCGCGATCAACTGGTCACGCATCCCCGTCTTCCCGTTCCCGTAGATCGTCTCGTCCATCCTGCCAACCTTGCCAGATAGATCGACGACCAGCATCCCAATGTCAGAGAGCAATTCACGTTCCTGTTTATTGCTCGTAATTGGCGTTCGCAACTTTGCGCTCAAAGCATCTGCATAGATATTCTGTCCTCCTGTTGGCATGTCGCCTCCGATGATGTAAAAAAGAAGCCGCGCCCACCCGCGGCCATGTCGTCAATTGCCTGCTATCCCAGCGATGGATCCCCGCTGCCAAACATCTTCGCCTTCAACGCCTCGCTCGGCTTCGTCGCCTTGTGGAGACCATAGTTAACGCTCACTGCAAAGAACGCAACGACAAGCGTGTCGAAGAAGCCCTTGGTGGTGCAGACCAGGTTCGTCACGAACCAGCCCGCGCAGTCCCCGCCGAACAGCACACCCGCCAAAACGAACAGCAGACCCGCGTTCAGCAGTTTCTTGGTTGATTCCTTCTGGCCGTCGAACCACTTCGCAATCCACGGGAAGTAGTCGAACAAGATGGCCAAAGCGCCAGCCACCAGGATAAGCAGGAACTCGGAAGTTACTTCAAATTCAAACATGGCGATCTCCTTTCGTCCACCTAAATTATAACATATCTACACTTCGCACGCGTAGCGCGCTCTCGTCCAGACCAGCATCGCGCAATATGTTCAGCGCCATTGCCTTCATCCCGCGGTCATAATACCTCTGCGCGAGCTTCGTCATCCCGTCCTCGTCCACCTCGGGCAACGCCATCAGGCGCACAAACTCATCGTTCAACTCTCCCAACTCCTCGATGCGTTTGTCTATACCGCTCACTCGCTTCCTGCGCCTGTCCCGAAACACATGCGACGGATCCTGCTTCCTCACGGCTGGCATAAATACCTCGCATTCACCCAGCCAGAGATTTTCCCAACGCGCACCTCGGTCCATTTCCCGCCGCTTTTCATAACAGAATTTCCTAACGTCTCAACTTCCGTCCCGCTAGGAACAACTTCCAGCACCTCCGCGCCGGTGCCAGCCTCCGTCCGCAGGTTCAATCCCAATTCCGCCTTCACATTACACACGATCATGGTTTCCCAACGCGGTTCAGGCGTTCCTAACTCTCCTAACTCCATCTGTAATCCCGTTCCTAACGCGTTAGGAGAGTTTGGAACAGGCGTTAGCAATATTCCATTGCATCCAAAAGTAAGAAGTGCGGCCAAAATGAGCACGATCCGCTTTTTATTCATCGCTTGAATTTTCTCCTCATCTCGTCAAAGGGTAGCGGCAAATCAGCGATCTTTCCGCCGTAGGCATATTCTCTGTTGGGAATTTTGCCGCGTCGCCACGCCCAATACCGATCCGTGTACTTGCCGTTGCTTGCCTTTTCCATGTACCATCCATCCGCGTGCATCTTCTCGAAATCCCACTTGCTTTCCTTCACGGTCTCCAGCACATCCTCGGCAAAGTCGTCGGCTTCCTCTACCTCGTCTTGGTTCGCCTTCGACCTGTCAAAATCCTTGTTCCTAACGCCTCCTAACGCGGCGCAAATCTTCTCGAAGTTCGCCAAATCCAAACGCGTTAGGAGAAACCATTCGCCGCGTTTCCTAACGCCGTCGAACCTTTGGTGAACGCACCTTTCCACGATCTCCGCGTTAGGAAATTCCCAACAGGAAATAACTACTAACTCGTTAGGATTTCCCGTCTGTAGGCTGGCCAGCCTGTTCCTAACGTCTTGCGCCACGCCGATAATGAACTGCATCTTTCCTAACGCCTCCTAACGCGGCATCAACTTTTTACTAACGTCATCCACTGTCCAGTGAGAGAGCGGGAAGCAGAGCGCATATACCTCCCGCCCGTCTCCTAACGCCAGTTTTCTCCACTCCACAAGTTTTCCTAACCTGGAAGCGAACGCCAAAAGCACGCCAGCCTGGGTCTCAACCTCGACTTGCGATTTCTTCGTAGGTTGGGAATCCGTCTTTAGGCTTGGAGTGAAATCCCACATACCCGATGTAGACGGGCTTTCCACGCTTGAAGATGGCGTAGCCGACAGGCTTTCTGTCGTTTCTACGCTCGATGCGCCAGTCAGATCGGATTTCAAATTGGCTGTCATGGCTTACTTCCTCCGTTGGGAGCGTTAGGAAATTTTCTCCTAACGCGTTGGGAATGGAGGAGAGGCCTTCTAACTCATAGTAAGAAGGCATCTCCTCGACATTTTCACTACTGGTAGACCATTCGTCGGCGTGGTCTACCGCTTGATAGGGTCCGAGCCGTTATCACTGAAATCGATATCACTGAAACCGACTGGAACGCGATCATCGGTCCCAGGATTGTATGGATTGGTTGGCACGGACATGGGACGGGGACTTGGTCTGCTTGCTGGTTGTCTGCTGACATTCGCTTGGATAGGCGTGTGGGCAGATTGCGCTCGGCCATCATCGGAATCCACCACGTTCGGGATCCCGTCGCCGTCGCTGTCGCCGCCCATCTCGGTCCTATCCTGCCTCCAGGCGCGTTCGCCGATCTCGCGCCCAGCCTTCTTCGCGCCAGCGGATGCGTATTGCTCGTAGGCTTCCGCCGCGGCAATGGCAGCATCTTCCTTTGCCTTCAAACGCGCCTGCATGATGCGGTTCTCGGCTTCGTTCTGGGCGGTCTGCAAAGAGCGCTCCATCTCGCGCCGCTCCTCCGACCATGCCGAAACGTGGTCATACCAGATATTCGACCCAGCATGAAGCGCAAACGCAATCGGGATCACCAACACGGTCCACTTCTGCGCCCATTCAGGAATTGCACGGAAGGCTTCAAAGGTGTGGAGCAGGGAGGCGAGCACGGTCGCGGCTGCTACAGCCGTCACCACCACGAACATTCCAGTGATTCCGACCATCGCATACCCGATCAGCATCTGCGTGTTGTTGCCTTCGTCCCGCAGGCTGGCGCGCTTGTGCCAGTAATACACGCCCCACTCGCCCAGGATGGGGAAGGTGATGGCGTACAGCAGGCCGAAGAAGATGCCCATGATCACGTTGCCCAGGCCTTCCGCACCTCCGAACAGGATGAACGTCCCGTCATCGGCAATGCGGGGGGCCAGGCCGATGAACAGACCCATCAGCGCCGTGAAGAACGCGCTTCCACCCAGACCGACGAAGATCATCGGACTGCGTTTGAAGTCGGCCTTGAAGTCGCTGAACGTGATGGCCTTCTGCTTGCGCTGTTCGGCCTTCCGCTCATTGATCTTCTGGCGGATGGGGATGTACTTTTGGGTTTGATTGTTGCCTTTCATTACAAATTCTCCTTTCAAACTTCTACAACATCAATGCCATGGATGGCCTTCAAAAGTTTCTTCTTGATACGGAACACGTCCGTTCTCACGCCTTTGGCGTCCTCGACAATGGTTTTCTCTCCTTCCTGGTAGCGGAAATCGGCATAGTAATCGCAGATTTTCATCCCGTTCACAACCATCTCGAACTTCGGCTGCAACTCAAGATGAGTTATCTCGCCAGCCCGCTCCAACAGTTTCAACTCAACATAACGGTTCGCTTCCCGACGGCTATCGAACACAAAGCCGTCCACTTCCGTTTTTCGATTGTGATACTTGCTCATCTTGTATTGGCAAGATAGATGACCAGCGTCAATACGGGGGGAATGGAAACCAGCGCCATTCCAAACCAAAACCAGGCTCGTTTCATCATGCTTCACCTCACGGCAATTTTGTGAATAGTCCCGCAGGTCTCACAGCGATAACACTCGAACTTTCCTTCATCGCTTTCGTACACCTGCGCGGTTCGGTCCCAACAGATTGGGCAATACGCCCAAATCTCCACGCGCGTTCCTTCCGTCACCGCGGCTGCGTGGAACAATGCCGCAGGACCAGTGGGGTAGGGGGTCTGGTTTTGAATATCAGACATCATCACTCCTTTAGTGTTTACCGTTTCCATTGTGGCCGTTTCCGTTCTTCTGCCACCAATAGACTGCTTCCTCGTCCCTGCGCGTCCCATTGCGGAACTCCGTGCAGGGCGCATCATAATACAATTCGCACTTCCCCACCTTCCCGCCGCGGTGCTTCGCCACTTCGATCTCCTTCATCGTCGTGTTTTCCGTCGGCTGGATGAACATCACCACGTGGCTGTCCTGCTCCAGGCTTCCGCTCTCCTTCAAGTCAGAAAGGATCAGCCGCTTATCGCCGCGTGCCGCAAACGAACGGTTCACCTGCGCCGCCACGATCAGCGCCACGTTCAACTCCTTCGCCATCCGCTTCAACCGCTTCGAAAGGTACGAAACCTCCTCGGCGCGTGTCCCAAACCTCGCGCCGCTTTCCGTGATCTGCAAATAGTCCACCATTATCACGTCTAGCCCAATCTCGTTCTTCACCCGCAACGCCCTGGCCATCATCTGGTCTGGGGTCACGCCAGGGTCGTCGTCCACAGTAAAGCGCCAGTCTGATATTTTCTCGATGGCACGAGTAAACTTCAACGCCTCATCCTCCTTCAACCGTCCATCCGAAATCGCCGTCGAGTCGATCCCGCTTTCCATCGCCAGCAGCCTCTCCGAAAGTTCCCCGCCCGAGATCATATCGCCGTCGTCCGTGCTCTCCTGCATCTCAATGGAAAAATACAGCACGCTTTTCTTCTCGTGTTTGCAAAAATTCCTTGCCAGCGTCAACAACAAAGCGCTCTTGCCGTCTCCAGGTCGGCCTGCGATCATGTAATACCGACCATACTTGCATCCGTGCAGGATGCGGTCCAAATCCAGCAGATTCGTGATGATTCCAGGCGGACGGCCCAGCGCCACAATCGCTGCATACCGATCCCACGCCGCGCTCATCATCTGACGCGCTCCCAGCAGGGACGTGTGGTCCACATCGTTGCGCGTCCTGCTCCAGGCCAATTCCGCCTCCGCCAGTGAAATCGACGCGTCCTGCCCCGTATCATAGGCCGCCTTCGCAATCGCGTTTGCCGCCTCGATCATCTTCCGCCGCGCCGCGTGCCCTCTCACTATCTGTGCATAAGCAACAGCATTCAGGCTGGTCGGCACCTGCGCGAGCAGGGCGGTCAGGTAGGCAGGTCCGCCCGCCTCCGAAAGCAACTGCCGAGCCTCCAACTCCTGCGTCACCGTCAGCAGGTCAATGGGCATCCTGCGCTCATGCAACTTCTGGAACGCCTCATAACACCAGCGCAATCGGTGAATGTAAAAGTCACCTGGCTTCAACACCTCCGCCACCTCGTAATACGCGTCAGGGTTGATCATCACCGACCCGATCACCGCTTCCTCGGCCTCGCGGCTATGCGGGATCGTCGGCGCAACGGGGATTGCAGTATCCATCTCTGGAGGGGCAGGGGGGAAGTAGTCTGTCATGGCATCATCATCCTTACATTGAAAAAAATTGAAAAAAGCGCTCGTCGTCTGTTCCGTGGTTTCCCGCGAGCGCTTGTTCTTCTGTCTTTCCAAAACTTCCACATGAGATCGCACATTCCTTGCAGTGAAACGGACCCCACCACATGCCATCGGGCTTGGTCTCGCTCTCCATCGGTTCACGAGAATCATCAGGAACAGAAAAGGTTATAGTTCCGCGCGGAACAATTTTATACGGATACCACCAACTCATCTCATGCCTCCACCGCAATTCGCGGTCGCTTCAACATCTCGGGCTTCGTCATCTCGCGGCCATCATCCCCTTGCGGTTGGACGGGTTCGCGCGGGGTCGTCGGCTTCTGTCCCTGCCTGTCGCCTGGCTTCCATCCAAAATAATGATCCTTCCAGCCTTTCAAAACCGCTTTCACATAACTCCAGTTCCTCGCGTTCTTTTCCACGGCAACCTTGAAAGCCGCCTCGAACCACTCCAGCGGATAGTTGTCAACTTCATCTTCCAACATCTGCTTGGTATAGATGTCAGATGCGAGCGTGATGGTCTGCTCATACATCTCCGTCAGTTTGGCCAACTTATTATTATCTTTAATACGGTTCGGATGACTTAAATAGCCTTTTTGACTACTAGAGTCACTAGTTTTCGGCAAAATGTTACTAGAGTCACTAGTTTTCGGTCTCCCAACCGTTGCCCTTTTTTCAGGCGGGAAACCCAATTTTGTCATATTTACTGAATAATTGTTGGTCCCATACACGCTCAATCCCCTATAAAAACACCATCCGTTTTGCTCCAGCGCGCGCACCACACGCGGCACACTCCTGCGCTTCAAGGATGTCTTTTTGGCGAGAGTTTCAATTGAGTTATAGCTGTTCTCCCCAAAATCGTCGGCGCTGTCCGCAATGGCAACCATGGTGATTTTCGCCGTGCTTGCCGATACCTTGTAAGCCTTCCCGTTCTTGTGGATCCCATCCAAATCGGGAATATCCGTCCACAACACGCGTGCGATCACATTGACGCTCATCTGGTCTCTCCTTCTCCAAATAAAAATCCATCCCTCTCTGCGGCGGCTTGGCGGTCAAAGGACACCGCTCGCGCGGCCGTGGTAGTTACCAAAGCCGCCTGAGAGAAGGATGGATTATTGGGATGGTAAAACATCATGCCTTTGACCTTTCGTATTTCCGCCTACCACAGCGGATATAGTAATTATACAACCAAACTACAAATTGTCAATATGCTCCCCTTCCCTGCTAAGGAAGGGGTTGGGGGTTAGGTATTCCTCATGCCACTGCCATTCCCCTCCCACCACCTCGATCCGTCGGCTCTTGCTATCCCCCAATCGAATCTTTCCTTCACGCTCCAGCGCCCCCAGGTGATAATGGACCACGCTCGTCGAACTGATTCCCGCGCCTTCCACTATCTCACGCGAAGTGGGGGAGTTTCCATCGTGTGCGCGCTTGTAGTCTACAATAAACTCGAAAATCCTCTTGCGCGCATCCAAATTCGTATCCATGGGTCTTCCCATTGCTTCTCCAGTTTTTCAGAAAAACCGCCCTCCCTGTCCAGCCTGCTCACGACAGGCTGGACATTGGGGGAGGGAGGAACGTCCACGCGCCAGCGGCAACTAGCGCGGTGGTTTCCAGTGAATACCGTACACGAAATTGCTCTGCACCATCACCTTCAAATCCTTATCCGCAAACTGTCTCTTGATCTCGGTCTCGAACTTCCGCCACGTCTGGAACCCCAGCGCATTGGCGATCTTGTTCAACTGCGCGCGCCGTGCGGCGCTCTTTTCCTTATTTGTCAGTGGCATGGTTTTCACCTCGCGCCCATTCTAACCCCATAGTTGCATAACTGTCAAGCCCCAATTCTCCCTCCCTAAAGGGGAGGAACGGGGTGGGGCTTCCTCTTGACAAGTTGTACACCCCATGATACCATGCGCGGCATGTCATACATCATCGCTCACGCAAATTCGGTCAATATCCCGCTCGCCTCAGAATCCATCCAGTGTTGCGTCTCGTCCCCTCCCTATTACGGACTGCGCGATTACGGCACCGCCCGCTGGGTCGGCGGCGATCCAAACTGCAAACATCAATATCAAAAGGGCGGACGTGATCCGATGGCATCATCGAAGCAACTCTCTAATCAGGGGACGACGTTCAGCCAGTACGAGCATCAATGCAAACTTTGTGGCGCGCTCCGCCTCGACGATCAGATCGGCCTCGAACCTTCCCCCGAAGCCTACGTCGCCAACCTGCTCACTGTCTTTCGTGAAGTTTGGCGCGTCCTCAAAGATGACGGCACTCTCTGGCTCAATCTCGGGGATTCATACTGGGGCGGCAAAGGACAATCATCGCAGGCATGGTCAACAGAAAATCAAGATCGCGATACGCTCCAAAAGTCATATCATCAAATCAGCGGAAAAGGCGAAACACGCCCCACCGACGGAAAACACCCAATCATCAAACCCAAAGACCTCATCGGCATTCCCTGGATGGTCGCCTTCGCTCTCCGCGCTGATGGCTGGTTCCTCCGCCAGGACATCATCTGGCAGAAACCCAATCCCATGCCAGAATCCGTCACCGACCGTTGCACCAAGTCGCACGAATACATTTTCATGCTCTCCAAATCCTCGCGCTATTACTACGATTACGAAGCCATCCTCGAAATCGCCAACTACGATGGCCGCAAAGATACCGTAATGAAAGGCTCGGAAAAATACAAAAACGGGTTTGCTCCCACCGATCAACGACCGCAGTCTCTTGCGGTTGTCGGGCGCGAACGCTGGGCGCGCAAAATGCCTCCCATCGGAAAGAAACATGCCTCCGAACGCAATCGCGGCGAAACCGCCGAACCCATCCGCGGCTACACAACCAAATCGCAAATTCCCGATATGCAAAATCATGGCTCGTCCACCCAATCCTCCTACGGAATCTCGGGCAGTGGTTTCAAAGGACATTCGGGAAACTACGATTCCGAAGGCAATCTGCTCGGCCACGAAATAGACGGCATCCCAGCCCGCAACAAGCGCGATGTCTGGACCGTCGCCACCAGCCCCTACAAAGGCGCGCATTTTGCTACCTTCCCGCCCGATCTCATCGAACCGTGCATCCTCGCTGGCAGCAGGGCGGGGGATGTCGTTCTCGATCCGTTCAATGGCTCTGGCACCGTTTGCGAAGTTTCCCTCAAACATCATCGCCATTACTTCGGCTGTGAACTTAACAGAAAATATATCCAACTTTCCCACGAGCGGCTTTCCAAAGTCCAACTCGTCATGCCAGGAATCTAAAATGGCTCCTCCCGCTCCCCTCTACACCTTCCGCGCCGTCCTCGATGGCGAAACCTACCAATACATCGCATTCTACAAATGGGCGCTCGACCTCTCCAAGACCAACCTGCGTCCCGTCCATTGCCATGAATGTGGAAGCCAGTTTCCAGTCGGCGAGTGCGTCTATCATCGTTGCTACCGCGCCAACTTCTTCCTCTGCATTGACTGCGCTAAAAACGCCATCCTGCGCTACGGTCAAAATGGATTCGGCGTCAACGTCCTGTTCAATCTTGTCCTGTGTCATTATTCCACCCCCAAATTCACAGCAGAACAAGTCGCAGCATCCCTCACCCGCTTCACCTGCACCCTGAACGAAAACGGCCTCGTCATTCTCCACAACTGAAAGGATTCCATGAACATCCTCCTCCTCCAACAGCAGATCAACGAATACATCGCCGCCAACTCCAGGTTCGAACCGCACCGCGCCTACCTCGGCATGTCCAAAATAGGGGACTGCCCGCGCCGCGTCACGCGTGAACTCCTGCACAGACTCATCCCCACCGACGAAATCCACCGCATGTCCTACACAGGCTACGACCAGGAAGCCTCCATTCTCAAAATGCTCGTCGAAGCGCGCATCGCCCTGCCATACAAGCGCGAACTCGTTTCCCAATTCGACGAGCGTCTGCGCGGCCACATCGACGCCGTTACCGTCGAGAATGACCTGTTAGAGATCAAATCCCTCTCCAGCCTCAAATTCCAGCGCGTGGACCAGACCCGTCGCATCCATCCTCGTCACTACGTCCAAGTCCAACTCTACATGCGCTATGGCGGCTACAGACAGGCCCTCGTTGTCTACCGCAACCGTGACACCTACGAACACCTCCTCTTCCGCATCGCCTACGATCCCGCCCAGGCCGAAAACTACGAACAGAAAGCCAAACGCATCCTCGCCGCATGGGACGAAAAACTCATCCTCCCCTGCGAGTGTGGACATTGCAAACGCCCGTAAGACGGCATGATTCAGCCATTTTGACGCCCCACGGGTCATTCCATACCAACACAACCGCCCCTGCGTTTACAGGGGCGGTTTTCGTTCTCACATGGACAAACTACGCATTATCGGATCTCGATATTTCATACCACTCCCCGCTTGGAACTTTGACCAGAGTGATAGTGTCCTGAAATGTAGTCAGTGTACAGTCTCCATTAAGACGCAGATTTCCAGCTGAATCCTTAAGGGTTGGGTCACGCGCATTCGCGACACTCGCCAAAATCAGAAAATCTCCAGTCGAGCCGCCGTTGATTGTGTCCAAATCGTCCGTCGCTGCGCCCCCTTCCGTATCAATCCGGTGAAATGATTCTGTTACCGTTATCTCCCCTCCGCTGATCGTCAGCGTGGATCCCGTACCCATGTTGATGAAACTCGCCTGCCCGTGGACGTGATCGCTGCGTGCCGCCGTGGTTGCCGTCCCTGTTGCCGCCGTTCCCACCTTCTTGGGCGTCGTCGCATCAAACAGCGCCTTGTTGCTGTAGCCCGTCTCCCCATTCCCAATCGCCACAATATTGATCAATCCCGCCGCGGGAGCCGTTGCCTTCACCACAAACCCATGCGCGCTCGTGGACGCGTTGTTCGTCGTGATGTCACTCAGACTCAAATCGCTGTCCTTCACCGTGTCCCAGTTCCCCTGGCCATCCATGAAGTTGGTTGCCAGGTTCGACAGCTTCTTCAAAAACCCATGCTTCGTCGTGGACGCGTCGTTCGTCGCATTGTCGGCCAGCGTAATAGCCGCCTCCGTGATCGCCGCTCCATCCCCGCCCACATGGTCGTGACTATCCCCATTCGTCACGCCGTTCGCCGCCGCCGCGTAAAGTCCATTAAAAACTGCCGTCAGTGCGGTAACAATCGCGCTGTAAAGTAATTTAACATTGCTTCCGCTTCTTGCCACAATAAATAGATCATTGTTTGCAGGAGCGCCGCCGTTTGTATAAGCAGAAATTTTAGCCATGTTTCACCTATGGTGCCTTCATCACCTTGTTTGCTCCAGCCGATGCGACTGCCACCGCCGAACTAATCCCAGTAGACCATGCCAGCCCACTCCACGTTCCCGCAGGAGTCGCGCTACCTTGCGTCCAGGTTATGCCATCAAACGAGAACATTGAATCATCTTCGCCAACGGCCAATAGCATGTGTAATTCTGAAATCCATACTAGCGCAAGCCATGTTCCTGCGGTTGCCGTCCTCGCGGTCCATGAACTTCCGTTTGCGCTTGTCGTTGCATAATTCGTCGCACTTGAAACCGCCACAAATAATCCCAATTCTGGAGAATATACCACGCTATTCCACGTTCCTGCTGGGATGGTATGCGATGTCCACGTTGCCCCATCGGGCGAACTATAGCACAACGCATCTCCAGTTATAACAAACAACGCCTCGTTCCCTGACCACGTAACAGCTCTTAAATCGCCATAAGTAAATGGCCGCCATACCATCACGCGGTTTGTTCCCGACTGGGCAACCGCTGCGAACATTCCTAATTCTGGAGACCATGCAATAGAATTCCATACATTTGCCTCTGGCGCGGCTTGTGCCACCCAGTTGATCCCATCCGTGGAG